TAAAGAACATTATGCAAAATGTTCCCCCTTGGCTTCGCATCGCACAGATCAAGATCGATAACCGAACATCCTTCGTTCTTACAAACGGCTCCGAGGTAAAGGCTGCATCGACCTCTGGGGACGCCGGTCGTTCCGAAGCGCTCTCGCTCCTAGTCATTGATGAGGCCGCCCACGTAGAGGGCCTAGAAGACCTCTGGACAGGTCTTTATCCTACCCTATCTACTGGTGGTCGCTGCATCGCCCTCTCCACCCCGAACGGTGTTGGAAACTGGTTCCACAAAACCTATGTTGAGGCAGAGCAAAATGTAAATGACTTCCACCCGGTAAACCTTCCTTGGGATGTTCACCCTGATCGAGATCAAGAGTGGTTTGAGAAAGAGACGAGAAACATGTCTCGCAGACAGATTGCACAGGAGTTAGAGTGCAACTTCAACGCTTCTGGTGAAACAGTCATCCATTCAGAAGACCTAGAAAGAATTGTTTCCGAGATCTGCGAGCCAAAATACAGAACCGGCTTTGATAGGAACTTCTGGCTATGGGAACAGTACGATCCACAAGCAACCTATCTAATGGTCGCCGATGTTGCAAGAGGTGACGGAGCAGACTATTCTGTCTTTCATGTCATCAAACTAGAAACCATGGAGGTCATAGGTGAATATCAAGGAAAACCAAACTTGGAAGATTATGCTACCATACTTGACAACACAGGTAGAGAATTTGGCAATTGCCTTTTGGTGGTGGAAAATAACAGTTTAGGCATTTCTATACTTGAAAAGTTGCAGCAAAAAGGTTATCCTAACATATACTACTCAATAAAGGGTACGCACGAGTTCATCGATCCAGTTAGGGCGCAGTCTGTAAACAATTCAGTTCCAGGGTTTACGACATCTTCCAAGACCAGACCTCTCATCGTTGCGAAAATGGAAGAGTTCATTAGAAACAAACTAATTACTACATACTCAACACGACTAGCAAACGAATTCAAAACTTTTATTTGGAACAACAACCGAGCAGAGGCAATGCGTTCTTACCACGACGACCTTATTATGGCTCTTGCGATCGGTTGTTGGGTGAGAGACACAGCACTTACGATTAGTAAAAAAGACCTAGAATACAAGAAAGCAATGGTTTCTTCAATGAAGCTAAACACTACGAGGCTCCATACAAGCATCCCAGGAATGACTGGTCACCAACAAGGCGTTTGGAGCGACAATGCAAAGAAAGAAATGCAACAGCAAAAAGACTTTATTTGGCTTATCAAGGGATAAAATAAATGGCTAGACGAAACAGAAGAACAAAGCGAGCGAACAGTTCAAACACGAGAAACCCGCAGTCTGATTTATTCAAGGCGTTAACCAGGGTTTTCTCTGGTCCTCTCGTCAACCGTAGGACACAGACAGGTCGTCGTCTTCGCAGATACCAGTTAGACAAGTATCAAAGCCGTTTCCGTTCCGCCAGTGGCCAGGAGTTCAAGACCGCAAAGTCAGCCAACAACTACAACCTCCAGTTAGGCATTATGAACGCCCACAACCGCGTAGAGCGCTATGTGGACTTTGACCAGATGGAGTACACCCCAGAGATCGCCTCTGCCCTTGATATCTACGCTGATGAGATGACCACGCACTCTGGTCTTCAGCCGATGCTCAATATCCGTTGTTCCAACGAGGAGATCAAAGCAGTCCTTGACTCACTTTACCATAATATCCTAAACGTAGAACACAACCTATTTGGCTGGTGTCGTTCAATGTGCAAGTATGGCGATTACTTTATGTACCTTGACATTGACGAAAAGTTTGGCATCAAGTCGGTCATTGGCATGCCCTCTAACGAGGTTGAGCGCCTGGAAGGCGAGGACGACACAAACCCCAACTATGTCCAATACCAGTGGAATACAGCCGGTCTAACGCTTGAAAACTGGCAGGTCGCTCACTTCCGCATCCTTGGAAACGACAAATATGCTCCCTATGGCACTTCCATCCTTGAGCCCGCCCGTCGCATCTTCCGTCAACTTGTTCTAATGGAAGACGCAATGATGGCTTACCGCATCGTCCGCTCACCAGAGCGTCGTGTTGTCAAGGTTGATGTTGGACAGATTCCGCCAAACGAGGTGGAGCAATACATGCAAAAGGTCATCTCTTCTATGAAGAGAAACACCATTGTTGACGAAAGCACCGGTCGTGTTGACCTTCGCTACAACCCTCTTTCTGTTGAGGAAGACTACTACATTCCCGTCCGAGGTGAAAGCAAGACAGACATCGCTTCCCTTCCAGGCGGAACTTTCACGGGCGACATTGACGATGTTAAGTATCTCCGCGACAAGTTGTTCTCTGCCCTCAAGATCCCAGCGTCCTATCTAACCAATGCCGAGGGTGCTGACGAAGACAAGACAACACTCGCTCAGAAGGACATTCGTTTCGCAAGAACCATCCAGCGTCTTCAACGCCCAGTTGTTTCAGAGTTGGAGAAGATGGGCATTGTTCATCTTTACACATTGGGCTACCGAGGCGACGATCTTTTAAGTTTCTCCCTCGCTCTCAACAACCCATCCAAGATCTCGGAACTACAAGAGTTAGAACACTGGGACAAGAAGTTCTCCGTCGCAGGTGCGGCCACAGAAGGTTTCTTCTCCCGTCGTTGGGTTGCCGAGAAACTATTCAACATGTCCCACGACGAGTTCCTTCGTTGTCAGCGCGAGATCTTCTATGACCGCAAGTTTGATGCACAACTCGCAGCAGTCGCCGAGCAGGTCCAAGAAGAGACAGCAGCGGCCTTCGGTGGCGGTGAAGACCTTGGCGGTGGCGAGGATCTAGGTGGCGGCGAACTTGGTGGAGAAGAGCTAGGCGGCGAAGAGCTTGGAGGCGAAGAACTAGGCGGTGGTGAAGAACTCGGTGGAGGCGAAGAAGCCGGCGGTGAAGAAGATGTTCTTCTCGCAGCACCAGGCCGCAGAGAAGACAATCCGTCCTCCGTAAACAAGGGTAAAGCTTACTACCCGGTGAAGAAGAACAGGGACCGCAGAGGCCAGGGAGCAAGGGAAAGAAGCTACAACTCCGTTGCCGGAACCAACTACGCAACTGACGCCCGCTACAAGATGCCTGGAATGAAGGGCCATGGTGGTCTTGGTGAGATTTCAAAGGGCATGTTTGAGGGTAAGGAAACTATTTACAATGATCCTTTCTTAAACGAGGAAAGTATGATACACTTGACTAAGTGGGAACTCGACTCTTTAATCGAACACATGGAGAAGACAAAGAATGAAGTTGAAGCATAACAAAAAGAGAAACACCGCTTTTCTTTATGAAGCCTTGGTCAAGGAACTAACTAAGTCTATTGTTCACGGGAACAAAGAACTTAAAGAAGAACTTATGTCTACTATGAAGCAGTATTTCTCCCCAGGTAAGCCGCTTCGTAATGAACTTGATCTCATCAAGGCTCTTTCGGAAACAAAGCACCTTGACCTCTTCACAGCCGAACGCCTTCTAAACGAGACAAAGGCAGAATATTCAAAGTTGAACAAGAAACAGATCTTTAACGAGCAGTCCGCTATGATCAACCGTATCAACAAGGTTCTTGGCACTGATGTCTTTTCTAACTTTGTTCCAAACTACAAGCACCTCGCTACCATCCACCAGATCTTCTCCGAGAAGGTTCCTGTTAAGAGCCGCGTTCTACTTGAAAGAACCATCATCGGTTCACTAACCTCCAAACCAAGAAACGCTGCGGTAAAGACAGAAATGCCACATATGGACAAGTTAGTTTACAAAAAGGTTATTGAGAACTTTAACACAAAGTATGACGGCGAACTCCTAACCGAGCAGAAGAACCTAATAAACAAGTTTATTGTTTGCACAGGCGACAGAGCAACCGAGTTCAAGGTTTACCTAAACGAAGAGATCGGTCGCCTCAAAGAAGAGGTGTCCGAGGCAAGAAATAAAGAGATCTTCCAAAACGACAACGAACTCTCTGAAAAGATGAACCTTGTGTCCGAGGCACTAAACAAGTTCCAAACAAAGAAGATCGATCAAACCCTCGTTCACAAGGTTATGCAGATCCAGCAACTTGTTAAGGAGCTTGTTGACTAATGGCCATTAAGATCACCATCGGTGGAGGAAAGAAAAAAGCCCCACCACCCCCTCCAAAGGTTGCGGAGATCAAACTTAACATTTCTAAGACGGTCAATGGTGATTACTACATCAAAGACCACTCCGACATTGACATCGTTATTATGGTAAAGAAGAACAAGGTTCTCGCTCTTTCCAAAGATCTAATGTCAGAGATGGTTTATGGAGCACAAGATCGACTATTCAGATTTCTAACAGAAAAGGGCCTCGTTGATCCAACAACAGTCCAGGGCGGTTCCGTCTATGGTTCCATGGAAGGGATGCTTTTGAAGTCCGACGAACTCAATGTCCCAAACATGACTATTCTAAACATTTCAGAGTGGATCGATTCTGAACGTCCTTACTTTGAGTTTGTTGAAAAGTTTGAGGAAATGGAGGTTGAGCATTTTGTTGATCCTAACGAAGAAGAGTCAACAGAGTTGGGTGAGGTTCCACACGAAGAAACAAAGGGAACACTCCGTCCAGGCTACACCTACGGTCCTTACTGGCAGTCCTACACTTACTAAGGGGTTATTATGGACTTACTTTGGTTTTCGCTTGCTTGCTACGGCTTGACTTACCTTGTCGTCTATGCAAGTATTTTTAATAGAATCCGCCCAAGCAAAGACTGGCTTTGGGGTTTTGGCAAGTTATTTAACTGCACGCTCTGTATGGGTTTCCATTCCGGGTGGCTTTTGTTCAGCATAAACGCTTGGACGGAACTATTTACTTTTGACTACACCGTAGCAAACTTTTTTATTTGTGGCTGGATTGGTTCCGGCGTCTCTTATTTGCTTTCAATGGTGGTCAACGATGAAGGTCTCAGAATAACAAAAGGAGCAGACAATGCGTCGTAGAAACATTCCAGAAGTTCGCCGTTGTTGCAGCGGCTCTTAACTCGGGCGGGTTGCGCCCGCCAAATACTTAGGAAACAACCATGGGAAAAACACTTTTACGAGAATATTACGCCCTCT